ACATCCACTGCCTGCAGGGCTAATGGTGGTTCAATGGGGGTGTCATCATCTGCTACTACGAAATCAGCATCAATGGCAAGTGATTGCTGTTCTTTTTCTTTTACATCACCAATTGTTTTAGCTAAATCATCCAAGAAATTCTTATAGCTTTTCTTTTCTTCTGCTTGTGGTTTAATTTCATATAGCCCCAATACTTTAGCTTGTTGTTCTAAACAACTTCTAGCAACAGTAAGGAATGAACTTTCACCTGCTCCTTCAGTAACAGTGACTGTTTCACCACGATCAGTAGAAGTGGTAACAGTGCGTCTTTTACTTGCTTCAAATTGAGAAAGGGCTTGTTCTTTTAATTGCATTGCTTCATTTAATATACGAGCGCGATGACAATCTTGACTTTTAAGAATACTTTCTGTCCATAAACTTCTATTTTGTTGCCGGTCTTGATTAACAGTTTCTTTGCTTAATTTCAACACCCTTGATATTTGTGAATTACTAAGATTTGATGCTAGTAATTCTTGCACCATAAAACGCCTTAAACCAATGCTTTCTTTGGTATATGGAATCTTACCAGGCCCATTGCCTACTTTATCTCGTATCTTATCCACTTGCTCTGGCGTTAAACCAGCTTCCACCAATACACGCAAGCCATAACGTAGCTCGGCTTGTTCATCAGGAAAGTTAACAATGGGGAGAGGCATTGCAAAAGCTTGGTTTTTCTTACAGCCTATTGTACTGCAGGAAAGCGGCCCAATGGCCGCTGTTGATTTTAATTTCTATGGTTAAAACAATTCTTCTTCTTTTGCAAATAAATAAACCAAACTTTCTTTATAACCAGTAATTTCAAAATCTCCTAAATCATCAGCTAATTTCTTGGCTTCCTTAAGGGAAGCCTCTAATTCTTTTATGTCACTATTATATTTTTTATCTGCACGTTTTTGTAATCTTACAGTGCCATGTTTTGTTGATTCTTTTTCTAAACCAATACTTTGCATTAATTCTTGAATTTCAGCTTTACATAAAGCTTCCTTATCAACTAATGCTTTTTGTCTAGTTTTAATGCTTTCTAGTTCTTGAATTAAACCATCCAAATCTTTGAGATCATTATCAATCGTGGATGTGTTATCAATCATGGTGGGAAGATAATGGTGAAGGAGCAAAATTACGATCAATGAGAAGAATAATTTCTTCTAAGCTAGAGCGCCAATGGCGCTCGTTTCTTTTATCACGCGCACCATAAAGCATACGATCTTTAGGCAATGCACCACGATCTGGCCTTGAATAACCATGATGATTGATCACAGTAATTTCTAAACCATTGTGCTCCAGGGATGGAAGCACATCAGGAGCGATAGGACGAAAGGGCATAAGTGGCCTGAAGACTTCACTATCGTACCACTAAGAAAATTAAAAGCAAGAAGCAATAGAGAATTAAAGCACCTTATGAAGGACGACCTTGGGGGTCTACCTGCTCGTACGGTGCAAAGCGAAGGAAGCTTATGGTTTTACCATCGTTTCCTTCTAGGCGAAAGCGCTGCAGGGCAGGAGTGCTTAGGAAACCCTAGGCGCGTAGATAAGAAGGAAAACCTTCGGGACGATTCTACGCACCCCCTCCAAATCAAAATGTGCCAGTTGCATGATTGGCACGAAAAAAAGCGTATTAAAAAGGCCCCTAAGGGCCTGGTAATCAATTATTGCTCTTCGTCTTCCTCCTCTTCGTCTTCCTCTTCCTCTTCGCTCCATTCCTCAATGGGTAGGATCACAGGACAGGAAAAGGCTTCTTCAGAAGCTTCAGCAGGAGCTGGTGCTGGTTGATTGATGATTGCCACAGAATAAATGCAATGGTCTAAATAATTATAATTGCAATATTTTTAGAAGAAGTCTTCATCCTGCTCTTCCTTTTCTTCTCCTTCTGGCTTGTAATCCCACGAATGGTAAAGCCTGGTTCTCTCGCCATTAGGGCCATGCTGGAAGCTACTGGTGATCAGCCCTTGCCGCCGTGCTACTTCCAGCATCTTGGCTGTAGATGAAATTTCAAGTGATCCGCTCAATGCCGTCACTTGTTGTTTCGTGAGTCGTTCCTGCTTACGCATTTGCACTACATTCACGCATTGATCTAATTCAGCCAACGAACCACCAAGAGGCCCTGCATAATGCCAGCCATAGTTCAATGGATCACGCTGCAGCATATGCTTGCCCGTAAGGCCACTCCTGCTTTTCATCCATTCAAAATGGAACTGACTAGGATCACCATTATTTTCTGGCTTAGTAAGCTTCACCACTTCACTAACATTATCTACAAAACTAGTCGAATCTCTTAAACCACCGCTCTTATTTAAATGGTGAAGAATAATAAAGCTAACATTATATTTATTAGCAATATCACGCAGATCATAAATTACATCACCAGCATTACTTCTAACCAAATCAACATCCATGCCAGCCAGGCATGCAGTAAGGGAATCAATGGCAATAAACACAGGACGATGTTTTCTCACATAATCTTCTAATTGCTTGATGTGACCAAAGCGCCAATTTTCCCAAAATGTAATATCACCTTCTTCGAGCCCTGCATCTTTATAACCAATAACACCAAGCTTTTCACTGGTATCAACTAATGGTTCATCACTTTGAATGATCAGGCATTTGCCTTTTAAGCATCGCCTGCCGCTCCATGATTGACCAAGAGCAATATTAAGAGCCCAATTATATATAAGTGTTGATTTACCAGTGCCGCCTGATGCTGCTAAAAGCATCACGGTTCCTAGTGGCATGATTCCTGCAATCAACCATTCCCTGCATTGTTCAGACTTAGCAATGGTAAGGGCATCAATATTTTCAATTTCGTCTTTACCATAAATGCGAGCTTTAGCATCTTCAATTGTTTTGTCAATATGTTGCTGCGTCATCTTTACAGAATGCTGCTCTAACCATGAACTAGTTTCATACAAAATGCGAGAATCACTAGTGTATAGGCCAACAAAATTTTCAATGGTAGACATAATTTCATCATATGAAGGTTTACCATCTTTCCCTTTATGAAGATTTACGGTAATAGAAGCTAATAAATCATCTTTTGTAACGCCTTCTTCTATGTAATCAGCTAGGTCTAAACCATTACCATTAGGTAGATTTTTCCATTCCCATGATTTAGGGTCGGCATAAAGCCATTGCGCTCCTGGGTTATCAGCTTCAATTTCACGCATAAATGCAATGCCTTGTTCGTCTCGATCAGGCGCCAACACAATATTATGCTGTTTAAACAATTGCGAATAATCACCATTAGTTCGATATTGCTTACTGCCGCCAAGGAAAGTAACAGCAGGCAGGCCAAGAGCCCATACTGCTTCACAAGTTAATTCACCTTCAACGATAATAATAGGCAAACCAGTTTTCTTGCTTTCTTCAACTGCTTCTTTATATTTATAAGGAAGAATATTTGCTTTGATGTCTTTTAGCTGTAGTTGATGATTAGACAATGAACGATCAATGGTAGGGAATTCTTGCCATATGCGTTTACTGCCATTTGCATCATTGCGATGCACCATTACCACTTCACTGCCAGAGGTATCGGCATAAGGGAACACATAAGACCCAGGGGGGCGGGCAGGCTTCTCCCACCTTTCCTTCGGGGCTAGTGCCTCTCTGATTTCAGCTCGATGGGCGGGGTCTGGATTTGCCCAACAGTTATATGCACCTGTTTGTTTATTGACAGTGAAATCATTGCCGTTGCAGGCAGGACAGAAGAATTTGCCTTCTGGCGCGGGCTTTAGCTGGTCAATAAATTCCAGGATCGAAAAAGTCATGCTGCAAGGAATAGCACTCACCATCATGCCAGCCATGGCTGCATTACGCAAGGTAAATGGGCATAAGCAATTCTTATGGAAACAATGCTTGCCACTACAGGCTTATGGGCTATTGTGGGCATGAACTTTGCGGCCTTCCATGCCAAAAAGAATTTATGAAGGTGGCAAACGCCGCCATCATTTCACCATTTCTGAACAGGCATTTGCCCATTTATCAGCAATTGCTGCAGATGGTGCCTTGTCTCGTTCAGAAGCGTTAGAGCGTCTTATACGTTCCACGCCATTGTTTGAAGGCAGTGCCACGCTTGCCGATGGTGCCTGGCCTTTTGTTATTGATCATTCATCCCCTTTGCCATTATCCCATGAACCTAGCTGAATTAATTCAAGCCTTACAGCAAGCAGTTGCGTTAGTGCCTGCTGATTCGGAAGTGGTCACTAGCTTTGAACAAGCCACGTTGGAAGAGGGTTTTTCGTGGGAACACACGGAAGGCATTTCCGACGTTCGCATTTGTAATGATTGGCCACTGCCAGGCGACAGCATGCTGGTAGCTGAACATGAAAAGCCATTTAAGGTGATAATTTTCTATGACATCCATAGCAATTTAAATCCATGACTTCTTCTTATTTCCTTTACGATCCTAAATTTATGCAATCCCCTGCTGCTTTTGCTATGGCCGAACGTATGAATGGCGTCTTCTCTCCATTAGAGATTTTGCCTGAAGCTTTCACTAAAGCTTATGAACTTCCCATTGGTGAACACGTAGAGAAAAACTACAAAGGGCTTTCCTACCTTTCATGGCCTTTTGCTTTTCGCTACCTCAAGGAACAATTCCCTACATTATTTGTAGCTTTTGAAGAAAGCACTGTGGGGTGGCCAGTATTTGGTCAAATTGGATGTTGGTTATTGCGTCCATATTTAACTGATGGATGTCGTCGCACACCAGCTTTAGTGTTTCCCATTATGGACAATAAACATAATGCGGTGAAAGAACTTGATGCTCGGCAAGTAAGCGACAACATTCAAAGGGCTAGCGTTAAATGTATTGCCACTTTTACTGGTTTAGGGCTCAAGCTTTATTCTGGTGAAGATATTCCCACCAGCGATGAAAAAGAACCATCCAAACTCCCGCTCCAACAGGAAGCAACGAAGCCTGCTGCGAGGGCAAGCACGAAAGCATCGCCAGTTGCAGAACATGCTAATGCTCCTGGAACAACAGGGTTTCCTGCAGCCAGTAGCACCAGCGAGTTCAATGGCAAAGAAGCACTTCTTGGCTTCTGTAAAGCCAATCCCCTCGGCTATGGAGAGGAACGCAGGAGCATGATTGCTGGTAAAACAGCGCTGGAAGCCCTTGGCCTTTCTAAAGGTGATGATATTAAAGATGCGGCAATGTTTGCCAATGTAGTAACCACCATGGTCACTGCATGGATTAAGGAAGAGGGACTAAAGCTTACTAAAGCTCAAATGACTAGTGAATTGGATGTTTTAAGGAAAGCTTGTGAAGTGTCAACGGAACAAGCAATAAAGGAGGTGGAGGTTTTTGTGCAGGGAAAGAAATAGATCTAGTGGTGGCTCGCTTTGCGCGAGCCTTCGCTGGCACTTATTCTCTTAATGAAAATGGTTCTTTATTCAGTGAGGCATTATGACAAGGGCTGAAATTCAACGATTAATTAAAGTGCTACGGAATGCTTATGTTTGTTGTCATCAATGTGGCGACAAATATGGCGTTTATAGTGTTGGCTGTTCTTCAATGTGGGAAGGAAAATGTGATGTTTGTGGTCAAACTAAAATCATCACTGAAACTAGGGACTGGGCTTATTTTATTACTGGCTTGCGCAAGCTTGATTTGCAATTAGCGGACATTCCTAAAGGTAAACAAAGGAAGACATTTAGCGAATGAAAAATCATCAACTTGCCCGTTACGAGCCCAGCCGGATCTCTTTAAATGGCAAACGCCATTACACATGTAGCCAGTTCCCAAATGTACCAGAAGGTATGCTGCTGCCTTCTGTGACTACAGTTTTGTCTTCAATGGCGCCAGTAGCTAAAATTATGGCGCTGATAAATTGGCGAAAACGTGTAGGAAATGATGAAGCAAATCGTCGCACTAGGCTTGCTGCTGATCGTGGCACTTGGATGCATGGCGTAATTGAAGATTTATTCAATGGTGAAGATATAGAAAATCATCTTGAGCAAAATAAACAATGGCTGCCATATTACACTGCTGTTGAACCCTTCCTGGAATTAATTGATCGCCCATTGCTTGCTGAAAGTGCCGTTGCATGGTGGGGAGGAGACGATGGTATTGGGTATTCAGGGACGTTAGATCAATTGGCACTTATGGCTGATGGTGCTATTGCTTTAATGGATTGGAAAACCAGTTACAAGGTGAAGCCTGATTACCAATTGGCGGATTACAAAAAACAACTTGGCGCTTATTCAATGGCAGCAGAACAAATGTATGGCATTGATATTGAAGCTGCATATTGCGTGATCAGCGTATACGATCCTGAAGAGCCAGATCGTGAAGCAGAACTACAAATACTGCAAATGGATGGCTTTGAGCTAGTGCAACAGCAAACCATCATGCAGGACACTATTAAGAGATACTTCAACCAGTTCTACCCAGGCGCAAAAGCATTTGCATTAACCATGGATAGGGGGTAATATATGGGAGCCCAACTGGGCACCACTAACACTCCCAAGGAGAAACACCATGGCCAACAGGCCCCCAATCACCGCTGCAATCGACCTCACCCCTGACGTGCTTAATGCATTGAAGAAAGCTGGTCCTAATGAACGCGGTAACTATTCGCTTGATATGGCTGTATGGGTGAATGAAAAGCGCACTTCTGATAAGGCGCCCAATATGACGGGCTCCGTCAAGGTGAAAGGCGATAAGGATGGTCCTAAAGGCTATGCTTCCGTCTGGCAGAATGACGTTGAAACTAACGACGTTTTTTAAGCCATGAAAACTACTGCCATTGTCTTGCTTGTTGTTGTTGCTGCTGGCTTGAGTTTGGCAGTAGCTTGTTTCGCCGCTTGGGCATTGACTGCTATATGGCCGTCTTTGCCCTTTTGGCCTGTTGCTTTTTTAAGCTGGATCGTAATTAGTGTTTTCAGTCGTTCCTCTGCATCATCGTCATGACCTTGCTTAATGACAAACAAATCAGCAAATTAGCTGAAAATGACATTTTCTTGCCTTTCGTTGGCGAAAAACGAAGAGAGCTTGATAATGGCACAAAAGCTATTTCTTATGGCCTTTCGCAATCAGGCTATGACATTAGATTGTCGTCTGTTGAATTTTTAGTTTACGACTCTAATTTAACTTTAGAGAATTTTTTCGATGGGCCAGTAATTGATCCAAAAGATTACAATGGCAATCTCGAAGCAGCACCATTAATAGAAGAGCCGAATGGTTCTTGCTATTTTGTTCTTCCTTCTCATACATTTGCGCTTGGAACTAGCCTTGAGCTAATATCAATGCCAAATAATGTATTTGCAATTTGTCAAGGAAAATCTACTTATGGTAGGTGTGGGCTTATTGCTAACATCCTTCCCATTGAACCTGGATGGACAGGCCACTTAACAATGTGCTTGGTAAATCCAACGGAAACTGCCATGCGCATATATGCAAATGAAGGCATTGCACAATTAGTGCTGTTTGGCATTGATGAAACCAGCAAGCCTTATGAAGGCATCTATCAAAACCAATCGGCTAGAGTTCACCTAGCTGCAGTTTAACCATTGAGCGCTCTTGAAGATCAATTCCTTAGCCTTTGGCAAGCACGATTTCCTAAGTTAATTCTTGAAAGAGAATTTTCTGATATTCCTGCATGGGAAAAAGATTATCAAGAGCGCTATGCCAAAAGTAAACGCTCAAAAAGGTATCGTCTTGACTTTGCTCACCCCGACAGTTGCACTGGCATCGAAATCCAAGGTGGTGTTTACACTCGTGGCCGTCATGTCACTGGCAGTGGCTATGAGCGTGATTGCCGCAAATACAATCTCGCATATACGAGCAAGTGGACGATCTTTCTTTTAACTAGCCAAATGGCCAGGGACGGCGTTTGGCTTTCAATGATTGCCGCTCACGTTGCATCTGCTCAATAGTATCACTAGCTTGATTCATTATTTCTTCTGCTGCTTTTAAATCAGCAGCTTGTATTGATAAAGCTTGACGCAATTGTAAATTTTCTAGCACTAATTTTTGAAATGCAGTTTGCAATGAAGACCAGCCTTGCAATAGGTTTAATGTTACTGGCTTAAGTTGAGACAAGTCTGAACATTCATTAATTGCCCTGGTATTAACCGTAAGGGCAAATTCACGTTCTGCTGAATGCTCAAATGGTCCCATAGCAACAATTCGTTTCCGACCATTGTAGATCATTTCCACCGGTAGGCAATACTCAGCCATGCCAAAAAGATTTTCATTTGTTACTAGGCTACAACTAACCGATGGTCGCAAGCGGTTTGTACAGCCAGTGGACAATGGTGAAAATGCCGAAATTGCACGTCCGGTTTCCCGCCGCTACTCCATTGAAAAGCTTCCAAAGGGCTATGAATGGACCATAGGAGAGCCTGTGGTATTGATGGCTTGCACCAGCTTTGGCTATGTTCCTACGTCGATTTATGGTTTATTTATGGGCTTCACGCAAGGCTGTAATGGAAGAAAAGCTGCAATGGTTCAATGGGAAAAGAAAAATGCTTTGATTTCTGATATAGTTGCCATACAACGCATTCGCCCAACAGCGTTTCTCCCCAAATGACAAACTCTCCTGCTGAACAAACGCCTTTTCCTCTTGCCCAATTATTAGATGAATATGCTTTGACCAGCATGATGGCATTGGTAAATGCTTATGCCCCTGAAGAATGGCCAATCGAGCAAGAAAATGCAGATCAATGGTGTGATTTTATAGCGAAAACGTCATATTATATGGCTGCATCAATGATGGATGCACGATCCACTTTTTATGATGCACTGGCTGCAGTAGCAGAGAAAACAAATGATTGCTGATCCATTGGGCGATGGTAAAAGCTCTTTGCAATTAATTGATTCAATGGGAAATAGCCTTTCAGTGGTAAATGATGCCCGTCAATCTTTTGACTCTGAAAGTGCTGAATGGTCAGACCGTGATGACAAGCTTCTTCGTTACCTAGCTAAACACCACCACACTTCCCCTTTCCGTGGTGTGGTATTTAAATGGGCAGTGAAGGCTCCTTTGTTTGTGGCAAGGCAATGGTGGAAACATACAATTGCTTCCACTTATGTTGATGATCAATTGGGCTGGAACGAAAAAAGCTTTCGTTATTGTGCTGCTGATGAAGCTGAATTTTACATTCCCATGGAATTCATGCAACAAAGCACAAACAACAGGCAGGCATCAGCAGGGCCTCTTGATACCACTAACCAGCTTCTAGCCCTCATCCAGTATTCACAGGCGCTGGAGGCTTGCAGGCAGGCTTATGAGGGCCTTTTGCTAACAGGCGTGAGCAAAGAGCAAGCCAGGGCTATCCTGCCCTCAGCTCTTTATACAAGCTTTGTTTGGACCTGCTCCTTACAAGCTTTATTTCATTTCATTTCCCTACGTATTGGCCATGGTGCTCAAGGAGAAATTACTGCTTACGCTAAGGCGCTGCTTGAACTAGGCCATTCAGTAGCTCCTGAAGCATTTGATGCCTTTGCTGAAAACAACTATCAATTTTAATCATGAATGATCCCGTTAATTCACCATTGCATTACACTGCTGGTCGAATCGAATGTATAGATACAATTGAAGCTTCCATGACTCCACAAGGATTCAAAGGATTTCTCAAAGGTAATTGCATTAAATATTTGCATCGTTATGAGAATAAAAATGGTAAAGAAGATTTATTGAAATGCCAATGGTATTTAGAGCAATTATTGGCTTATCTTGATCGTGAAGATGATTTTAGGAAATCAATTGAAGAAGCTGCTAGTAGTGTTTTAAATACTGCCGCTAATCCTGATGATTACATGGTACGCCATGGCCCTTCAGAACGCTTGCAATAATTAAACAACACACCATTGAGTTGAGGGGAAAGGAGTAATTACCATTCCTTGCTCATGCAATGGTAATGCACGTTGAGTGGCTTCACACCAAGCTTCCCAATCAGATAAATCAGTGTGAGCCGAAACATAACTATTGTTATATATCCAACTCATTAATACTTCTTCACGAGAAAGTGACCAAAATCTTTGCGGACGCCACCATTCAAATAATGGTGAATTACCCTTGCTTGCATTACAATCCAAACAAGAAGGTGCGTTGTTCCATTTTGCAAAGTGTGGCCCTCCTTTGCTTTTAGGAATGATATGATCAATTGTTAGTTTTTCAGTCCACTTGCCGCAATAAGCACAAGCGCAATGATTCAATGGCCCCCTAGTAGGAAAATCTTCAAAAATACTTTTTCTATATCGACGTTTAGCATCACCGGGGCGTAATTCAGAAAGCGAATGGAGAAGTTCTTCAGGCCCATTGCTTATCCCCATGGTGATATTTGATTGGCTTGTTTTAAGCTTAAAGCCAAATTTTCATGATGGTGAGAGTGATAGAATAGATAAAAGAATTGATTTATGATCATGAACCCTTGGCAAGCAAAGCTCGCAGATTTTGCAGTGGTGCTAACTGCAGGCATGCTTCTAGCCACTGGAGGCATGATGATGAGCGTTGGCCATCAGCAAGTGAAGATCACCACACAAATTGAAATGATTATTGAAAAGCTAGACATGCTAACGGAAAACATGAAAGTAATGGAAGAGCGTGTACGCTCTTTGGAAATTAAACGCTAAGCTAGATCTAAACGTTTTTATTTCCCATGGAACCAATTCAATGGTTTATTATTGGTGGCATCATCGTTGCTGCTGCAGATCAAATTCTTGATAATTCCCCTTGGAAAAGCAATAATATCTTGCAATTGATCATGGACACCCTTAAAACTTTCTTCCGCTCAGGAAAGTGACAATTGTTGCCAATACCTGGCAAGGCGTTAGCCTCTATGCTCGTAGCGTAGGGGCTAAATTTCCTGAACTTGTTGCAGCTCAATGGGCTGTAGAAAGTGGTTTTGGTAAGCATTTTTCTGGTAAATGGAATGCTTTTGGCCTTAAAGGCGTTGGCAGTCAACGTACCACTCAAGAATGGTACGATGGTCAATGGGTGACAATTAATGATGGTTTCATTGATTTCCCTAGCCTCGCCGCTTGCATTGAATATTTAATCAACCATTGGTATAAAGATTGGCAATCTTATAAAGGCGTTAATCGAGCTCATAATCGTTACGAAGCGGCTCGTATGTTAAAAGAACAAAGTTATGCCACTGATCCTGATTATCCAGCCAAATTGTCACGGCTGATGAAAGAATACGCTCCTGAATCCATTGCTAACCCTACTATGACACTCGTCGGACCTAAAAAACGCCCTCAAGATTTTGGTTTTAAAGCTGGTGATCATCATTTAGTAGTAAATGATGCCAATGAAACCATGAAAGCTTTTTCTTTTAGTGGAACGCTTTTATGGCAAATACCTTGCTTAGCTCGTGGGCAATATTCGGACGGGGAGTGGACGGTTACTAATTCAGACACACCGCCTGGTTTGTATCGTATTGGTGCCATTTATCGTGATTACGAACAAGCAGGAAATAATCCTGCATATGATCGCACTTTAATGAGTTATGGCTGGTATAGCTTAGATATGGTAGAGCTAGAAAATCAAGAAAATAAGTATGGAAGAGCAGGAATTATGATCCATGGCGGAGGCAGTGCATGTGGCTGGCCAGGCGCTTGGGCACCAAAGCAGCAATTATTTCCCACTCATGGTTGTGTTCGTTGTCATAATATTGACCTTAGAGATAAAATTGTTCCTTTAGCTAAAACTGGCGCAATCTTCGTAAGTGTTTACCAAGAAAGATGATGAGGTTTTATGGCAAACAATATTCCATTTAATGCATTGTGTTATGAAATAGCTTCATTCGCTATTCGCAAATGGCCTTCGCTTGCTTTCAATTCATGGGTGAAAGCTTTACTGGCTTGGTGCAAGCCTGACTGGGCACAATGGAAAACTGAACAAACAATAAAGAAAGTAGATGAGCAGGCTACTGATTTAGTTAAGCAATGGGAAAAAGAAGAAAGGGCTTTGGTTGCAACAAAGCTTGCAGCTAAAGCCCAGGAGCTGTTTCCTGCTGCCGAAATAACTCCGCTGCCTGATGCTATTGTTCCTTCTGTGATGATCGTTCACGAGGCTTCTGAAGGGGCTAGCGATGGAGTGAAAGCTTTAGGCGGCGAATTGCGCATCACTTGGACCTTAGATGATTTAAAATAAAACAATCACCGTCATTTATATGGAAATCTTAATTGGCTTAACCATATTTTCATTAGGCATTACTCTGGCTGGTCGCATGTATCGCCATTGTGTCCATCCGTATCATCCTTCTTGCAAAGCTTCTGTTCAGCTTCCAAGCCTAAATGAATAAGATTATGCATGCGCATGTAATAAGATAAGCCATCACCATAATCAAGACCAAAAATATCATATAAAGCATAACGATAAGAGCCACGATCCTGCACTTCTGCTTTATGCATTAATTTTGTGATCTGCCTAAATGCTTGACTTTTATCGTTATCATTTAAACTATCCCACCACGCATCATCTTCTGCTTTTTGTTGCAACTCACTAGCCTGCCATGCTTGCCGCAATGCTTTTAGTTCAGGCGAATTTAACCACTTGGTTACAGATTGGTCATTATTTGGCGTAGTGTCTCCCATTTCAAAGCTTCATTCTGATGATAATCATACCACCCTTCAATGGCTTCAAGCATTCCCTCACGAGCTTTACAAGGCCCTTCATGCATCAATTCTTGTAATGCATCAGAAATTGATTCCACTTGCGCTTTGTAATGGTCGTCCATGGCTAGGAAGCATGATGCCATAGCTTACACCAATTCTCTCCACCCCAACAGGCCAGTAGCATTTTCTGAAGAACTGCATTGCAAAGTTAAAATCAATATATCGCTAGTGCCGTCAACGGTTTGCCCTAAAGATAAAGCCAAACCACTTTCAGGATTAAATTCAATGGCACTACGAGCAGCAGTAAGACCAGCTCCTACAACAGTACCACCAGAAAATGTACCGCTTGCCATCACCTGCACATTGCCCCTACCATTATCTGCTGCCAGCCATGTGCCGCTAACAGTTGGATTCAAGCGCAAGCGCCATTCAGCAACAGTATTAGCTGATGGATTGCCACCAATGCTCACATCAATTTGCGATGGGATGATCACATTGTCAGTGCGACCACTTGCCATGCGAATAGCAGCCACCATTGTTTCAGAAGAAATGGCCGAGAATGTTCCAGCTCCTCTTCCCGCAATATAAATAGGGCCAACTGGTTGATAGCCTCCTTCACTTACAACACTGGTGCAAACTTGTTTTAAAGTGGCAGCAGAAGCAATGGTGGAAGAATTGTAAATGCGATATGAAACTGGTAAAATTGCTGATGTCATGTAAACACTATTAATAGCATTTGCATGATTAAATTCATGGCAATAACGGATTTCACCATCGACTACAAAGCCACAACGCACTCGTCCCACTCCTAACCATTCCAAATCAGTAGTAAAAATATTGGCTTTTGTGAAATCAAGACCAGCAAAAGTATCAATGTTCCATGCAGATTGATTTACAACATTTTCTACCACAGAACCAGAAGTTTTGCTTCTCACTACAAATTGAACAGTAGTGCCACTTGCACGAAGAATAATGCCATTATTATCATCAAAATATCCCACTTCCTGCACTAAACCAGCTAATGGTTGATTGCCAACAAAACTAGCCATCACCATTAATGATTTCCCTGGCTGGTAAGGGAAATACCTGCGTGAACGACGTAAGGTAGTATCGCCTGAAGCTGTTGTTGTTTTAAGTTCTAAAGAACTTTCATTAGTCAAAAAATTAGTAGAACCACT